TGTAATCGAGAAGATACGAGTCCAATATATTTGGAATCAATTATATCCATTACTCACCTAAAGTATGAATGATAGGTTTTTCTGCCAACAGTATAGCATATAAATCAGGATTGATTGCACAAGACCTTGGTATGAACTCTTTTGATGCATCAAAACCATCATATCTCTTTGCCTGATTAATTACGATTGAACCGTTCTCACCTGATATTGAACGATGATAAGTGTTTCGTGGTATGACTAATGCACCACTCTGACGATTCAAATGTACGATATGATATGGATATTTCCAATCAAAGTTTACCAGTTCAAATGTTCTCTCTCCTGATACAACTCGGTTATGATCTATTTGATATTTGTGTATATAAAACTGTTTTGCTCCTACCAAATCATCAGGTGGGGATGTTGCTTTACCAGTATGCACTACGAGGTCTGAAGCATTTGATTTCTCAACTGAAATGTCATAGAATATAACATCCTCTGTCTCTCGAAATACTCTATGTTTACGAAATTCAACTTCACTCATTTATCGCCATTTAGTTAAAGGTTTTGTTCCTATTAATTTTGATGTCTCTATATCATCACTCTCGTCAGGATTCGTATGGTATGTAACTTCTTTTAAAGTTTTAAGATATTCTAAAACGTGTTCTCGTATCTCCATCAAGTCCTCGTAACATCCTTGATTGTATGCACACCCACGCAAATCGTGGTCAGGTTTTAATACTGACTCTGTGAATAAATCTAATGCCCTTTGATATTTAACAGAGGCGGACTCATCCCCGATTGAGTTTTGATCGTGCATCTTTCTTCTCCTTTTGAATACCCTTTTTTATGTATATCATAGCATATTCAAAGTTTTTTGCAAAGTGTTCTACGATACCATTATGGATTATAGCAAACTTTCTACCATTTGACGGAACTGCCGCCCACATACCATCTTTAGTAACATACCCACTCGGTTGTCCGACTTTTGGGTCTAGTAAGGATGGAAATGTAGTCGGATAGAAAGTTTGATAATTTTGTTTTCTTGCCACTAGAAAATAGCATTAACACTAATAATTCTAGCATTTGGATTTCTGGCAAGTGCGACTTGTCTTGCTTCTTGATAGTCAACTGCTCTTACCTCTTCAGTAAAAGTTTGACCTGCAACATAAAGTTCTACTTTAACTCTCATTGGTGGTTCTCCTTTGTTTACTCTTCTATTATATAAGATCAAGAATGTTTATGCAAGGTTCTTGTGACACTTCTTGAACTGGTTGATAATCTTGTATTCTTTTCTGAATTAGTGTACTATAGTTTTCATTAAGTTCACATCCAATATAGTTTCTACCTAGTGACTTTGCAACCGCCGCAGTTGTTCCTGCACCCATAAATGGGTCAAGAACTGTATCTCCCTCTTCACTCCCTGCTTTAATGCAAGGTTCGATTAAGTCGGGTGGATGTGTGGCAAAATGTGCTTCCTTATATGGTTTAACTGTTACTGACCAGACAGATCGTTTATTTTTTGTTGAATATGATTTTGTAAGTCCGCTATGGGGTTGGAGTCCTGTTCCTTTGTTGTGATATTTTCCGTTGGTTCTGTCTCTTGTTCCCCAATCTTTTGCGGGTTCTTTGATTGCTTCATTATTGTAATAATATTTTTTGTTTTTGCTGAATAAAAATATGTACTCGTGTGACTTAGTACACCTATCTCTTACACTCTCAGGCATAGGATTAGGTTTATGCCAGATGATGTCTTGTCTCAGATACCATCCGTCTGCTCGCATTGCAAAGGCAAATAGCCAAGGTATTCCAATTAAATCTTTTTCTTTTAATCCATCTAATTTATTACCTCTTTTATTACATTCATCTGGTAAGTCTTGTTTTGTTTTAGATACAGATTGTTTTGGATATGATTGACCTTTACCTGGTCGATAATTATAATAACTATCCCCTAAATTGACCCACAAAGTTCCATCGTCAGTAAGAACATCCCTTACACTACGAAATACATTTACAAGACTTTCAATATATTCTTCGGGTGTTTCTTCAAGTCCTATCTGACTATCTTGTCTAACCGCACCACATAGAGGGCAAACACTTTTAAAGATGTAGTCTCCTACACTTCCCATGTCATCGTGATTTTTATGTCCTGTAATACAATTAGAACCTTGCTTTCCTACCTTTCTATGTTTACAATCAGGGTCGCCACCTACCCACGTTGCTGTACCATAATCTCTCAATCCGTAGTATGGTGGAGATGTCACACAAGTTCTTGCACTATTAGGTGCAAATTCTTTTAATGTGTCTTGACAATTTCCAAATAAAATTGTATCTCTCATCTTTTTAAAAACTCATTCAAAATCCATGAACTACTATTCATCTTATCATCGCCACCGACACCCCACTCAAAGATAACTCTATCATTCTGTTGGAATTTAAGATATTCTGGTACATTGGTGTTCACTCTGTCTCCTCCATTACAGTATATCACTTTATCATACATTTGTAAACACTTGAATATTGCCATATTGGATGAGTTGTCTGTATCATCATAAGTAATCGTCAGGTCAACTGGTTTTAGTTCTTTGACGATAGCTCTTCTTTCTGCCATTGGTAGGAAAAACTTTCCTTTTTTACGAATTAACCAATCATCAGAATTTAAACCCACACACAATGGTGTTTGTGGATATAACTCTTTTGCATTTTTAAAGTATGAGATATGACCACTATGTATAGGGTCAAATCCACCTGTGACTAATACTATTTTACTCATCGTGTAATAATTGTTGTAGCTGCTTGACCTTTGTTGAAGATAGTATCGACTACTGCTTCAACCTTTCTTGCGGTAGTAATACCAACATTAGAGTAAACTGGTACACATACAAGACCAAATACTTTGTTTGCATCGCCCTTACGAATAACTCTACCGATTGTCTGACTAATACCTATGTAGTCCATAGACCTCATAAACAATACTGCTTCAAGACCATTGACATTGATACCCTCTGAGAGTATGCTGTGATGCAATACAACAAACTTTTTGTCTGTCCTACCCCACTCATTAAGAGTATTGAAGAAAGTCTCTCTGTCAACCTTCTCTCCATCAATCATCGCACCTGTCTTTGCTGTAATGAACATATAAGAGTAACCACGAATCGCAAGTTGCTGTACGAAATCTGTCTGTGATATAAGTGCAACAATCTGTCTGGTTGACTTGGCACATATCAATACTTTGTTCTTGTCAAGATTGTCAATTGCACCAATCATTTGCTCATTGTCTCTGTCTGCAACCAACTCATCTTTCTTGAGTATTCTTGAACGATACACCTTAACTTTGGGTGGTAGTATGTAACCCTGCTTGACTAACTTTGGTGCAGGTACTTGACATATCACACCACCATACACCTCTGTCCAGTTCATCCCTGCCTTGACAGGAGAACGACTATGCTTTGGTGTTGCTGTAAAGAAGTAGCATCTGTGAGCATACTGTGAGAAGTAATCAGTAGCAGGGAAAAAGTTTTTCTGTACTGAATTGTGTGCTTCATCAAAGTAGATAGTATCAACATTGATACCACTCTCTTGTATTCTGTGTAGTGAATGATAAGTTGTAAATATAATTCTACGACCACCTAAATTCTGCTCAACAAACTGCTGTATCTGAAATGGATTGGTGCTACTGAATACACCTTTGATTTTACCACTATGAACGTGCATTACATCTACATCATTGTACTTCTTATCAATAATTTCCATAAATTCGTGTGATAGTTGCTCTGCAAGTAGTATGCGTGGTGCAACAACTACAACTGTACCATAGTATTCTAACTGTCTGACAGCATCCATAATCATACAGATGGTCTTACCACCACCAGTAGGAACAATGACTTGCCCTTTGTCGTGGTCTGTCATTGATTGAATTGCTTGTTCTTGGTGTGGTCTTAGTTGCATTAGTATTCTTTAGATGTCTATATTGTAGCAGTAACTTCCTTCTCTGTGTGGTTGAATATGCCAGTTACATAATTGGTTACATAAAGATGTTTTACCTTTGAACCTGAGTGATCTTTACCTTTACCGAAGTTCTGCATATACTTAAAGTCTTTTGTATGAATGTAATAATCTTTTAACTCTTCACGATAGAACTCACAATCAGAATGAATGAATAACCACTTTGCTTTTGTATTCTTCATTGCTTCAACAAGTCTTGTATGAAGTGTATCTCCTCCATCCCCTGTAGTATATCCTAATCTATCAATGTATGGTGGGTCTAAAAATATCCAATCATCTTCAGTACACTCATTAATAATATCAATCGCATCCCTGTTGTATATTGTTGCTTTCTTATTAAAAAAGTTATGGTGGTCTGGGGATAGATTACAACTCATCTTCTTGTAGTGTCCGAAAGGCACATTGAATTTACCCTCTGAGTTATATCTTTCCATACCTGAGAAACACAACTGTCTCACAACAATATACGCAATGGCATACTCTAAGTTACTGTAATCATCAGGGTCATTAATAATGTCTCTTGATGAATAAAATACCTCCTCTAGTTTATCGTGATCGTATGTCTTAATCTCGTCTATTGTTTTTTGAATTGTTGGATAATTATCACTACCTATCTCTCTGTAAAGATTAATAACTGCCTTATTGACATCATTTAATATACAAGTATCTCCATAATGTAATGAAACAGCAGAACCACCACAAAAGGGTTCTACTATACGTTTGAACTCTGTAGGTGCAAACTCTTTAATTCTGGAAAGTTCCTTTGTCTTTCCACCTTGATACTTGATTACTGGTTTCATACCAGTATTATAGCACAAAAAAAGAGGTGGTGTCCACCTCTGTCCTTAAGAAAAT